AAGCTTCATGCTAAACAAGCAAAAAAATTACAAGGAATAGTTAATGGCAGACCCAAAAGTAGGAACAGGAAAAAAACCTAAAGGCTCTGGAAGGAGATTATATACAGATGAAAATCCTAAAGATACTGTCCGTATTAAATTTGCTACGCCCGCAGATGCGAAAAAAACGGTCGCAAAGGTTAAAAGAATTAAAAAACCATTTGCTCGGAAAATCCAAATCCTCACAGTAGGTGAACAAAGAGCAAAGGTTATGGGCAAAACACAAGTTGCTAATATATTCAAAAAAGGTAAGATGAGCATAAGGAGAAGTAGAACATGACTAAATTATGTCCAAGAGGTAAAGCGGCAGCGAAAAGAAAATTCGCAGTGTACCCTAGTGCTTATGCCAATGCCTACGCCTCTAAGATCTGTGCAGGTAAAATCAAAGACCCAAGCGGCGTAAAACGTAAAGATTTTAAGGGACCAAAAAAAGCCATGGGAGGCTCTATTTCTCAACAAAGAAAAGCTGTATCAGCACAGCGCATGGCAAATGGAGGATCAATTGTAGCTGCGGGTTGTGGCATGGTTGATTCGTCAAGACGAAAGAAAACTAAGCTTTTCGTTTAAGGAGGTAATCATGCTAGATTCAATTAAAAGTAAATGGAACAATTTAAATAAGAAAGGCAAAATGATTGTCGTTGTTATTGGAGTTGTTGCAATATACGCAATATCACAGATAGTTTAAAATGTCTGGCCACAAAGGATTAGCGAAGTGGTTCAAACAGGATTGGAGAGACATAGGCTCTCGCAAGAAAGATGGCAGCTTCGCTAAATGTGGTAGATCAAAATTAAAAGCAGACCGAAAACGAAAGTATCCTAAATGTGTCCCTGCTGCAAAAGCAGCAGCAATGTCAAAGGGACAAATAAAATCAGCAGTATCTAGAAAAAGAGCAGTGGCTCAGGGAGTTGGTGGTAAGCCAACTAACGTCAAAACAATTGTCAAGAAAAAAACACGCAGAAAAAATAAAGCTTGATGTAATTAATTGGTCTAAGAATGTCTTAGAACCCATGAATAAACATCTTGGTTTTCCAGCGTGTCCCTTTGCTGCAAAATGGCGTAAAGACGATAAACTTAGAATAGAGGTACGATCTGATAAAACGAAATACGAAAAACACCTTACTACACTACTTAAGGATTGGAATAAAAAACATCATGACATACTTATATTTTGTGACCCTTATTTTGATCAATATGATGAAGAACAGTTTCAAGAAAAAATAGATTTTTATAACAAAACATATAACAAGCGTGACGTATATTTCATGGGATTTCATCCTAATAATCCAGCAACAGTTGAAGATCAAGAGTTTTTAGTTAATCCTACGGATGATAACAAATATGAGTCAGATTTAGCATACTCCATGATGCTCATACAAAAATTCAAACAGTTATATGATGCAAGTTGCAAACTACATAAGATAGGCTATTATAAAAAATGGCCAGCAGAGTATTACGATGAGGTCGTAAAAACTAGGCAAGATACGTACGAAAGACTATTTAAAAAGGAGAAAACATCATGATGAAAAAAAAGAATGTCGTTAAGCGAATGGGCGGCGGACCTATGAAAAAACAGGTTGTAAAAAAACGTGGTGGCGGTATGTTAAAAAAACGTGGCGGTGGCATGATTAAAAAGATGCGTGGTGGCGGCGGTATGGCTAGACCAGGCAAAGCTAGAAAAGGCATGTAAAAATGGCTACCTCGAATACCACCACATTTAATTTAAGTTTTGATAGTATTATTGAACGTGCTTATGCTCGTTGTGGTAAATCTAATAGAACTGGTTATGAACTGAGAGCAGCAAGAGATAATTTAAACTTGTTGTTTTCTGAGTGGGGTAATCGGGGTATTCATTTATGGAAAGTTAAAAATCATACACAAAATCTGACTGCAGGGACAACTACATATACTGCACCTTCAGATGCATCAGATGTTTTAGAATTAGTATTTAGAAAGATAAGTGGAGGCACTACCACAGACACAAGCATGACAAAAATATCTAGATCAGAATATGAGAATGTGCCGAACAAGTTTGAACAAGGACAACCAAGTCAATATTTTGTACAAAGAAATTTAGCAAATGTAGAAATCAATCTATATCAAACACCAAATGAAACTGACACACAAATAAACTATTTTTACGTAGGTAGAATCGAGGATGTAGGTGCTTACACTAATGAGCCAGATGCACCTTTTAGATTTTTACCATGCACTGTTGCAGGTTTAGCATACTATCTTGGACAAGAGATAGCACCAGAAAGATCACAAGAATTAGAAAGAAGATATGAAGCAGAACTACAAAGAGCTTTGACTGAGGATAGTCAATCAACCTCTGTAAACATAGTGCCTAGAAGTTTTTACGTAGGATAACACATGACTTTTGCAAATGGTAATCGTGCTATAGCTTTATGTGATAGATGTGGACAACAATATAAATATCTGCAATTAAGACAAGAATGGAATGGCTTATTCACTTGTCCAGATTGTTTTGAACCTAAACACCCACAACTTGATCCAGGACATCATCCTGCAGATGCCATAGCATTAAGAGATCCTAGACCTGCAAGGCAAGAGCCTGTCATTGTTTTTGTTGGCGCACCAGGAGATTCTGCTTTTGAGTCTGACGGTATGGTGCCTTCTCCACAAAGCAAGGAGTTGCTAATCGGATCAACAGTTGGTACAGTAAGCGTGGTGATATCATGAATTATTCAGAACTTTTAGATAATGTTAGAAACTATACAGAGGTAACATCAGACGTATTATCTAATTCTGTTGTTAATGTTTTTCTAACTAATACAGAAAATCAAATAGACAGGTTAATGGATTCTGATGCACAAAGACGATACGCCACTTCTACTTTTGAAGCTAATAATAGTTTTCTTGACGTTTCAGGCCCAGAGGGTGGTTTTAGATTTGCTAGAGGCTTACAATTACATAAATCAGATGGAGAAATTGTATGGTTAGAGCAAGTGGATGCAACATTTATTGATGAGTATGCAATTGAGAGATCTTCTTCAAATACTACCTTCACAGGCGAACCTAAATATTGGGCGAACTGGGATTCGAACACTTTAGTTGTAGCACCAACACCTAACTTAGCTTACACAGTTGAGTTATGGTATAATGAAAGTCCTGAAAGATTAGGCAATGGATCTAGTGGCACAAGCACAACAACTTTCGTTTCTAATAATGCCCCTGAGGTTTTATTGTATGGTGTTTTGTCAGAGGCTTATTCATACTTGAAAAATACTCAAGATATGCAATTATACAATCAGAAGTTCCAAAACGCTCTTCAGGCTTTTGCTAATGAGCAAATGGGACGTAAACGAAGAGATGAGTATGTTGATGGAGTTTTAAGAGTCCCTTTACCATCAGCAGACCCAAAAGCCTAAGGAGGGCATAAAACATGGCAATAAATCAAGCAGTCTGTGCTTCCTTTAAGAAAGAGTTATTGGCAGGGGATCATGATATTGATAATGATACTATCAATCTCGCCCTCTATACAGATTCAGCAACCTTAAACGGAAACACTACAGCATTTTCAGCAACCAACGAAGTTGGTAACTCAGGTACATACGCTAGTGGTGGAGCTACCTTAACAGGTGCTACCATCGGATTGACAGCAACAAGTGCAACAGCATCAACAGCTTTTGTTGACTTTGCAAACGTGAGTTTTACATCAGCTACAATATCTGCACAAGCAGCTTTGATCTATAATAGATCATCAACAAATACAAATGCAGCTATTGCAGTTTTAGATTTTGGTGCTGTAAAGACATCAACAAACGGTACATTTACAATCGCATTTCCAACTAACGATGCTTCAAGTGCTATATTAAGATTATCTTAATATAGGAGGTCATCACCATGGCAGATGCTTGGAATGAGGGCACGTGGGGGCAAGGCTTTTGGGGCCAACAAAGTTCGATCACGGTATCTGTTACTGGAGTATCAGCATCAACTGCTTTAGGAACTGAAAGTGTTGTTGCCGATAGTTTAGTAACATTAGACTCATTACAAGTAACCTCAGCGTTAGGCACGGCAGCAGCAGAGCAAGTTTCTGTCTTTAATTTGACCGGTGTTTCTTTCGAAACACAATTATCAGGAGTAACAGTAAATGAAGGCGCAGGCGTAGTTGCCGGCAGCCTATCTATATCATTTGCGACAGGAACTGAGACTGCTACAGGATCAGTGGACGCAGGATGGGGCAGAAGCACATGGGGTTCTTTTGCTTGGAATGAAAATATAGAATTTATAACTAATGTAAGTAGCGTATCAATTTCTACTGCATTAGGCACCACTACTCAAGAAGTGGGAACAGGTGTGATTGTAAGTCCAACAGGCTTGTCAATGACATCCGCTCTAAACTCTGTAACAATATCAGAGGCTTCTGCATTAGTAAATCCAACAGCGTTAACAATTGGTGCAGCCCTATCTGGAGCTTCAGGAATTACAGGTGAAGGTAATGTAGGTGTCATAGCACCTTCAGATCAACTAGATTTTGCTATTGGAACACCAGTAATTGATATATTCACTCAGGTAGATCCTACGGCCGTTACAATGGCCTCAGCCTTAGGTAGTGTGACTACAACTGCGGACGCTTTAGTAACACTTGGTAGTTTATCTAGCGCTTTCTCATTAGGCACAGAAACAGTTGAAGTTGGCACGGGTGTGATAGTAAGTGTTTCTACTGTAGCACTGACTTTTGCAGAGGGCACAGAAACGGCAACAGGTGGCGCTTTAGTTGATGTCACAGGACTAAGTATGGCAACTACCTTAGGTGATACATTTGAAACTCCTTGGGCAAACGTAGTAACAGGAGCAAGTAACACCTGGACAGAGGTTAATGCAGCTTAACACAAAAAATTGAAAAAATTATTAATAGGGGTTCATCTTGGTTCTCATGATTTAAATCTTTCACTCTACGATGGTAAAAAATTTAAATATATTCATTATGAAAGACACTGTGCTTACAAAAATGCTGGTTTAACAAAATTAAATGAAGCAGCTTTTTTCATACGTAAATGTATAGAGGTTTATGGATATGATACAAAAGATATCAAATCAATAGCTTGCACTATTGGAGAAAGAGATGATCTTAGTGTATTCTTAAAAGACGAAAAAACTTTAGTATCTAAAATAAACTTATTTGAAAATTTTGATGAGTGTTATCAATTAGATCATCATTATGCACATGCTTTATCTTCTTTCCCCGTAATAGATACTAATAATCATTATGTAAATGATGGCCATGGAGATTGGCATAAATATTTATCAGTTATAAAAAAAGATAAATTAAATGATTATCTTGTGGAGGGTCTTCATGGTAATTCGTTTGGAGGTTTACTTCAAGATCTTTGTGAAATCCAAGGTTTGAGTTGGAATGATGCTGGTAAATTAATGGCGTTTATAGGGTTTGGTAAAATTGATTACGACTATATTAATAAATTCAAAGATCAAGATTTAAAAAATAGCCACGTATATTCTCATTCCAGAGAATTTTTAAGATACTCTTACAACAAAGGGGTACGAAAAGATTTATATGATATTAGTAATCAAAGTAATTTTATAAGCACCTTACATAAATTATATGAGATAAAGTTTTTAGATTTTTTAAAAAATTATTTCAATAAAAATGAAAGTTTTTCTTATTCTGGAGGCATTGCACAAAGCATTGTTTTAAATACAAGTTATAAAAAAATGTTTCCTAATATGACAATTACACCTCATTGTGGTGACTCTGGTTTATCATTAGGTTGTATAGAGTGGCTACGTAAACATTATGGGTATGATCCAATAAATATTAATAATTTTCCTTTTATACAGGCTGACGAACATCCTGGAGCAGTAAGTAAACAAACTATAAAAAAAACAGCTGAGTTTTTAGCTAAGAAAAAAATTGTATTATGGTATCAAGGCCACGGAGAGGTAGGACCAAGAGCTTTAGGCAATCGTTCAATATTGATGAGCCCAGAAGGAGATAAAAACTCCTTAAACGAAAAAGTAAAAAAACGAGAGTGGTACAGACCGTATGGAGCTAGTGTAACAATAGATAATTATAAGCAGTATTTTGATTTAGATTGGGATAGTCCTTACATGTTGTATAATTCTAAGGTTAAAGATACTAACAAATTTAAGTGTATCACTCACGTTGATGGAACTTGTAGAATACAAACAGTATCTAATAAACACGAAGTTTATTATGACCTTTTATGTGAATTTGAGAAGCTCACGGGCTTTCCTATACTCTTAAATACATCTCTTAATATGCAGGGAAAACCTATTGTAGGCACAAAAAAACAAGCTAAAATAATGTTTGACAACTCTAACGCTGATATATTAGTTATAGGAGATGATATGTATGTAAAATAGGTTTGCGTACGTTTTAAAAAAAAGATATATTTTAACGAGGTAAAAACATGTCAAGCACATATTCAGATAGACTTAAATTAGAACTCATGGCAACTGGTGCAAACGCCAATACATGGGGGACAAACACCAATAATAACCTTGAGGTTGTTGATGCTTTTTCAGCAGGATATTTAGCAAAATCTGTCGCTGGTTCATCTAATATTACATTAACTACAGCTAATGCCTCAGACACAGCAGAGTCATCAAATAAAACTATTGAATTAACTGGAGCCTTGACAGGTGCAATAAGTGTATTTATTCCAGCTGTGGAGAGTGAATATAACTTTTTTAACAATACTTCAGGTTCTCATGATTTAAAAATTTCAGCTACTGGTCACGATGCAAACGGAGTCGTAATTGCACAAGGGGCTAAGACAACAGTATTTTGTGACGGTGCTTCAAACTTCAATGTAGAAATAATTTCATCCACTGATGCAGCAGCATTAGGATCTGGAACTATACCAGATGCAAGATTTCCTTCCACTTTACCCGCAGTTAGTGGAGCAAACTTAACCAATTTAGACGCTGCAGATTTAGCTTCAGGCACTATACCAGATGCAAGATTTCCAGCGACCTTACCTGCTTTAAATGGTTCTGCACTTACAGATTTAAATGCAACTGCCCTAGCAACTGGCACAGTTGCAAACGCAAGATTAGATACCGTTCCAACATCAAAAGGTGGAACAGGTTTGACCTCTATAGGAACTGCTGGTCAAGTATTGACAGTCAACTCTGGTGCAGATGGTTTAGAATTTGCAACTGCAGCGGCTGGTGGAGTAGGAAGTGTAACTACAACAACTTTTAACTCCTCACAAACTTTTACAGCTGACTCTGACACCCAGTTTGCCTCTATGATTATCGTAGGTGGCGGCGGAGGTGGAGGAGGTGGAGCCATTGGCCCAGGTGGAAACGCACCAGGCGGAAATGGTACATCTGGCGGATCTAGCTCGTTTGGTAGTTTAGTCACTGTTAATGGAGGTGGCGGAGGTCAAGGCACTCCAAGAAATACAACAGGTGGTGGTGCAGGAAGTGGTGGAACTGCTTCTGGTAACGTACCCTTTGTGCCAAGTAGTGGTAACTCTGGATCAGGTAGATCAGCAGGAAGTGGAGGTTTCTCTGCGGCTTTCGGCGGAAGTGGCGGAGGTGGAGGTAGTGGTCCTCGTAATGGAGGTGGCGGCGGCGGAGCTGCGGCTGCTTTTGTTGTTGTCGGTGGGCCTGATTACTCCCCAAGTATAGCTTTAACAGTCGGATCAGGTGGTAACGCTGGCGGCGGTGGTCAATCAGGTAACTCTGGAGGCGGCGGCGGAGCTGGTAAAATTCAACTTACGGAGTTCAAAGGATAATGGCAAAATTTATTTATATTGATAGTAATAATAGAGTTCTGTACGTAGCTGACGCAAGACCAAATGATGCAACCACTGCTGATTGGATTGAAGTGTCAAATGATTCTGTTCAAGAGCAATGGTATTACGACTTATCTACTCAAACATTATCAGAATTTAAACCTTACACGATAGATGAAATTAGAGATATGAGAAATCAAAAACTTACCAATACGGATTGGATGGTTTTAGAAGATAGCCCATATCAAGAAAGCAGTCAGTCTTCAAACCTAACTGCAATAAAAACTTACAGACAGTCTTTGAGAGACTTTCCCAACCCAAGCACTTCTTACAATGAAGATAATACTGTTTGGCCCACATTAACATTGAGTTAGGAGTCATCACTATTTATCTCAAATAGAATGATTGTTAAACAAAACTACCTTATCAATAATCAATTTTTACCTTTTGATGTTTGCGATGACATCATTAAAGTTGCTGATCAACAACAGCAAGAAGAAGCTACAACTCAAGACGGATTAAATGAGAAAGTAAGAAATTCAAGAATAACTTGGTTAGCTGATAGATGGATTTATGATTGGATCGACTCCTACATTGTTCAAGTTAATAAAGAGGTAGGTTGGAATTTTGATTTTATCGGTGCTGAACAGATACAATTCACTAGATACTCTGAGGGACAATTTTACGGTTGGCACCAGGACTCTAATTTTAAAGAAGAGTATGAAAGAAAAATATCAGTTGTTATACCCTTGAGTAATTCAGAAGATTATGAGGGAGGAGATTTACAATTTTATGATTCTTTGCAGAGACCAGAAGCTAAAGAGTCACGAATAATGAAAGACGAAAATACCAGAACAAGAGGATCTATTATTATATTTCCTAGTTACATTTATCATCGTGTGACGAAAGTAACAAAGGGACAACGACTATCAATTGTTCTATGGTACAAAGGAGAAAAATGGAAGTAGATAACAAATTTGATAAAGAAAAATATTTAGTAGTAAGAAACGCAATATCATTAGAGCTAGCTGATTTTATTTGTAATTACTTTTTAATGAAGCGAAAGGTAGTTGAGAAAATGAAATTTGATAGAATAATATCTCCTTATATTAATTACCTAGGAACATTTGGTGACGACATGAGTGACAATTGTTATGGTCATTATGCAGATATAGCCATGGAAACTTTATTAAAAAAATTAAAACCTCAGGTAGAGCAACATACTGGTAGATCTCTTTATGAAACTTACACATACGCTAGAGCTTATCAGTATGGTAATTATTTACGCCGTCACAAAGACAGAGAGTCTTGCGAAATATCATCTACATTAAATTTAGGTGGAGATCCTTGGCCCATATACCTTGATCCTACAGGTGGCACTAACAATGAAGGTGTAGAGGTAATTTTAAGACCTGGAGATATGTTACTTTATAAGGCAAATTTTGTAGAGCACTGGAGATATTCTTTTACAGGAACATCTTGTGTGCAAGTTTTTTTACACTACATGGATGTCAAGACAGACGGTGCAGAAGATAATAAATATGATAGACGACCTTTTTTAGGACTACCCGTGTGCTTGAGAAAATAATTACTTTTGAATCACAGTATAAAGATTTTTTATTAAAACCTGTTCCGATCAAGAAACTTGTACCTGACTGGTATAAGAAACTGTCTAATTATACAGATGATAAATTAAATTACCAAAACCCTACTGCAAAAAAATGCATGCCATTATTAGATTCCTTTACTTCAGGATATGCAATTCTTAACCCTATAGACATAGTTTTTTTTAAAGGCGTTGAAAACGGAGAAGAGGTTGTGCATTGGAGATATCCACACAATTTTGATTTAGATAAATATCCAAATATTAACATAGGTATAGAGGTCCATAAACCTAACCAAATTAATCTAGGGTTTATAAAAGAAAACGAGTACCCCGTAGCTTTTAAAATCTTAAATCCATGGATAGTTAGAACCCCTAAAAATTATAGTTGTTTATTTGTTAACCCTTTTAACTCATCCAAAGAAAGAAAAATTAGAACATTAGATGCTATTGTTGAAACCGACAGTCATTGCACACAAGTTAATTTTCCTTTTTTCTTAAAAAAGTTTGATGAAAACAAATCAGTCGTATTGGAAAAAGGCGAACCTTTAATACTTATTTTTCCTTATTTAAGAGATAATTGGAAAATGAAAATCAAAGATGTAGACTCAGATATAAAATTAAAAAAAGAATTTTCATTGTTTTCAACAATCAAAGATAATTATAAAAAGATATCTTGGCGTAGGAAATCTTATGATTAGCCACCACGTATTTGAATGGGATTTATCTAATAAAATTAATCATGAAGATGATATTAATATAGTTCAGGGTTTGATTTTTCATAAAGCAATAGAATGTGCTTATCATACTTTTGATTTAAAAGTTACGGAAACCATGAACTCTATCGATCACACAAACTTACATACTTTTCGTGAAGAAACAGATTGGTTAAGATATTTACAGGACAGGACTTACAATTTTGTATACGCATATGATATCAAAAACTTAAATTTGGTTATCATAGATCAACATAAGAGCATAGGTATACAAATGAAAAATAAATATTTGTTTTGCATGCCTTATTGGATGACATATAAATTTATTTCTACAGAAAAAAATTATAGTCAACAAATTATTTCTATAGGCATACTTACAAAAGATCGACCTAAGTTAAAAAAAACAAAAAAATTATGGTAATGGATAATCATTTAAGCATAGATTTAGATTGGATTAAAACAAAACATCAACTAGATTTTGTTAATGAGTTAGTATTTGAATCTCTACAGGTAGATCAAGTTAATTTTTGTGTGCAACATCAAGCCTTATTTCATTTTTTCAAAAATTTAAAATCTGTTTGCTTGTATAATTTAGACCACCACCATGATGTTATATATCATAAGGAATGGAAAGGTGTAAATGAAGGCAACTGGATTTATCCTTTGTTTATGAAGGGAGCTATAAAAGAATATCATTGGATTAAGAATCTTGACTCTGAAATACAAGATAAAACACCTGAGACTCTCACTACACTAGATATTGTTTATAAAGTTTATGATGATTTTACTTGGATTAAAAATTTAAAATTCACAAGTCTAAGTATTTGTCTATCACCAGAATCTCATTTTTGTGAGGTTAATCGACAGTCTCTGTGGGAGACTTACAAATATTATTTCAAAACTAGAAACTACGCTGTTCAAGTCTACAAAACAGATGCAGAGCTTTTCGGACTTTCTAGAGAAATGCAATAAAAGATAGGAGAGAATATGATACACACAGACCAATTAAAAGAAAAGGATTTTAGGATATACCTGGGAATGCCCATGTATGGAGGTATGTTATGTGAGGCCACATTACATGGTCTACTTGAAATACAACAATGGAGCATGGCAAAAGGGGTTGGGTTACGTTTTCAATCTATGGGAAATGAAAGTTTAATAACTAGAGCTAGAAATACAATAGTTTCAATGATGATGGATGACAAAGATTTTGTAGCAACTCACCTTTTATTTATTGATGCAGATATAGGTTTTAGTTGGAGAAACATAGAACGGTTATTATGTGCAGATAAAGACATAGTTTGTGGTATATATCCTAGAAAACACTTACATATGGAAAAAGCAGCTAGGTGGATTAAAGAAAATCCTGATATCAAACCTGATGACTTAGAGGCTAGAATACTTGGGTATAATCTTAATTTTGATGACCCTACGCATTTAAAAGGTGAAGACGGTTTTTTTAGAGTCAGTGAAGCGGCTACAGGTATGATGCTAGTTAAAAGAGAAGTATTTAGGACAATGTTTAAAAAATTTCCTGAAAGAAAGTATGAGTCTGATCAAATAGTCAATGGTGAATATTTTAAATCTGATAATTGTTATGATTTATTTGCTGTTGGTCCATATGAGACACAACATGTGGATGGAAAACCGATGATTAGATACTTGTCCGAGGATTATTATTTTTCTAGGTTATGGCAAGAATGTGGTGGTGAAATATGGGCCGACTTATCCATGCCACTAACACACTTTGGCAATAGAGCCTACAAAGGACACGTTGGTACTCTTGTGGCTGAAAAGAAATGATTAATATTCGTTACAATTTTATACCAAATGTAAATCAAATTTACAATTTGTGTAAAAATAAAATACCTCTTTACAAAGTTGAAGATCACCCAGGACACCAAGACAATAAAACAACAGACAGTTGGCCAGGCACTAGGAGTTTGGATTTAGCAGAATCAGAACCGTTTTTCTATCT